TTATTCCTCGCTATCTGTTGTTCCGAATGAAAGATATGTGTTGACTGTAAATCGAGATACAACAGTGTTTACGCTATTAGTCCTGTCTCTCAAGCCTATTACAAGATGTGTGGCAGGGTCGCCACCAAAAGCACTCGCCCTGAATCTTACCTGAACAGACAATGTTTTTGTTGTAGAACCGTTCATTGGAATATCTGGATTGCTTACAAGACTGCCAGTCCAAAGCCCTGAGTTTGATACAACTATAAAATCGTATACATTGGTAGACGGAGCTGTTACCTTGACACTTATGGTGTAAATATGCTCCTGCCAGTGGTAGATAGTCTTTCCGCTATGTGTTGTTTGCCATACATTTGAAGAAGAGTATGCGTAAGCCCAGTTTGTGGCACTGAAAACGGACTTCCACTGTGCATAAAGAGTCATTCCATTGCCCTTGTAAGTGCTTCCGGCATTGTAAGAAGTTCCGCTTCCGTCTGGGGATGTGTTCCATTTTTCAAATGAATAACCACTTTTTGAAAATGCGTTGCTTTTGATTGTTATGGACTCACCGTCATCTGGATAGAAACTTTGGCTATCCATTGAGCCAGTGCCACCATTGGCGTTGTAATAAACAGTTCTTTTTGCAACAAAAGTCATTGACTTTGCAACATAATAAACTGTGCCATTCTTTTTAAAGCATAAGCTAGGAGATGAATTGTCTATATAAGTTTTTCCACTATCTGTTGTTTTGACCAGAACCTTTGTTCCTCTTGTTGCAAAGCCCGGAGAATATTTTCTTGCGGTAGAACCAGAGCCTGTGTTCATATATAGGCACAAGTTGTTTTCGGATGTCAAACCGTAAACTTCATAGTCTTCAACTGGAATATAGATTTTATCGTTATATCTAAACTTTAAATAGCCCATATTCTAACTTATCCAAATATCTCCGTTCTGCGGACTAGCTGGAGCTTTTGTTGGAATTCTAAGTCCACCTGAGAAAGTTTGTCTTTCTGTCCAAGTATATGCTGAGTTTGTATCAATTTTGGCACTCGTTCCATTTTTTATAACAAAATCTGATATAGAACCGTTAGATAATGTTACCCTTATTTTGTTTGTTCCGCCGTCTTCTGTAGAAGTTTCAATCTGTTCAACTTTTACAACAGAAACACCGGGTTCTCCTTGTTTTCCTTTTAAGTTTTTAAAAGCAAAATCAATATATTTTTTTGAATCAAAACCTTTTGTTGTTACAGTAACCTCTGGAGTTCCTATGTTGGCATCAACACTGGCAGTAATATCACCGAACCCGGCAGATTGACCTTGCTTTCCTTGCGGTCCGGTAGCACCTGTTTCGCCTTTTGCAGTAATGAGCTTTCCGTTTTCATCAAATTCAAGATATGCACCTGTGTCTGTTACATAGCGATAAGTATTGTTCAACGAATTAAAATAAATGCCTGTAAATCCGATTCCTGTTTCATATACAGCTTTTGTCTTTTTGTTGTACTGTTCAGATTCGTATGAACCGACAACACAAACTTCGTTATAACCGCTAGTTTCTGTATTTTGAAAAACTTTTAGACCACAAAAAAGAAACGAATTGTTGTCCTCCTGTTCATCTTTAAAAGAAAAACAACAGCAGGCAGTTATAGTATTGCCAATTTCACCATTTTTTTCGCTCAGCGATTGAACTTTTTTATAAGAAACAGAACCTTTCCAAACAGCTCCATAACATTCAACTTCACTTTCAGATAAGAATTTGTCTACAGAATATATGCAATAATCTTCCAGATTTTGAACATAAATCTTGTTGTCGTTACTGTAAATCGGTATATAAACAGATTTGTCAGCTTCTGAAGAAGAAACGTCATTTCCATAGATAGTTATGTTTGAAATAGCAGAAAGATTGTCTAAATTATTCGCAAATTCAAACATAGGATTTTCAAGCATAACAATTCCTTCCTGGTTTGCAGTTGAAGTATTTGTTGGAAAAAATCCAAATCGGCAAAAAACTGTTATACCGCCATCTTTTATTTGCAGATTTTTAGAAAATTCTGAAACATCACCACGAGGAATAAATGTGCTTCCTGTAACTTCCCATGTCATATTTGACTTGCTGAATCTAAGAAAAATGGTAACAAAAGAAGCTGTAAGCATAACGTATATGTAATTTGAATCATCTGTTGCAGCGGCTATGGATATTGTCTTGTTCGAGGCATTAAAACTTTCGCTTTTAGTATTTGTTGTAAGATTGTACAAGTAAAGAAGTTTGTTGTCTGAATCTGAATCGTCAAGATACATTATATAGTCGCCAAAATAAGCGATTTCTGTAAAATCAGGCTTGTTGCCCAAATCGGTATAGTTCGTGTTTGAACCGTTTGATATTTTTGTTTTTTTTATGCAGTTCTTTTTTTTGAAAAGAATCGTTGTTGTGGAATTGTAATAAATGTATCCATCCTTGAACCAATAATCTTTTGTTACTGCGTTCAATGTTCGCTTCAATGCTGTTGTTTTTCCAGAAACTTCGTATACAGATATGGTATATGAAGAGCTTGAATTTTCTGTTACTTCGGCAAAATACAGTTTTGAATCAAACCAATGATAATTTTCTGCTGTTCTTAATTCTGTTGGTGAAGTTGTTGCACTTGAAGCGTATATGTCAATCAGTTCGTTGGAATTATAAGTTCCTTCATTTACCTGTATCATCGCTTTTTCTGGCGTAAGCTGAAAAAGAACATTTGATTTTGAATCTTTTACAGTAAAATAGCCGCCTTCAATAAGAGTTCCTGTTGCACTCATTGAAAAATCGCCCACATGAAGTTCAACATCGTAATCGATTACCGCTCCATTTTCTACTTTTGGAATAACTTTTATATATTTGTTTACACCACCCACGCGAAACGCACCTTTATGCAAAGTTGAACCATCTTTTAAAACAGTATCGTTTACAGCCCAATAATTGTATTGGTCGCCTTGCAATGCTCCGTCTGTGATATAGCCGAGGTTCGCACAGACAGCGGAAAGCTCGTTCACGAAAATCTGGTTCGCACCAAGAGCGCCGTCAATCTTCACTTTCTTGCCGCTGTCGTTTATATCCCAAGCCTTTACAACGTCGTATGCGGAAACTGGCTTCACCTCAACAAAGCATGCGTCTGACCACCCTGACTTTCCGCCTTTTGTGAAAGCCCTTGCACGGTAGACATACATTGTGTTCATTGCACCGTCATTGTCCTGCCCGAACAGAGGAACGCTGAAAGCAACGCTTGAGCCTTTTACAGAGAGATAGCCGTCCTTGTCGCCTTTCTTGTAGTTCTCAAGGCTATCGTAAGGATTAAGACCGAGTGCAGGAGCAAACCACTCAAGCTCACTTTCATCAGTGATTACAGAATATTTTCCGGCTGTAACCTTGTAGCCTTTCGACACCTGTAGCTCACAGCCAAGGAAGTCATATACATTGTCGCTCTGTATGTTCCAAGATACAGGAACAGTACGACCGCTAACAGACAATTTTATATCAGGAACATCAGGAATCCACCCTTTGAACACTGAAATATCAGTTGCTATGTCTGAAATTTCCACAGAATCAGCGTCAGTGCTCACAGAGAGGATTATCGTATGTGCAAGAACTTCCGCCTTTGTAGGATATGTGTTCTCCTCAAAGAGCCAGCTGTAGTCCAATGTGTCCGCCGCAGAGAGAACTTCCTTACCGTCAATCGTGAGTTTGTATGCAGGTTTAAGGTAGTAGTCGCTTGTGTTATCAGACCATGATATGTGGATTCCCTGCTTATCCGCATAGGCTGTTACGCTAGGCTTTGTGATTTTATAGGTCTTGTATGAAGAAACATCAATTTCAATTCGTTCACTTTCTTTTGAGTCAGCTTCTGTGCTTACAACAACTTTAAAATCAAGGTTTTCAATGTCCGATTTTTCAAGATATTCAGAAAATCTGTAAAAATAACCGTCTGCAAAAATCTTTGTTGCAACTTTTTTAGTTCCTAGATAAAGGTCAAAAGATTTTGTTCCATAAAAAACACCGTCAACAGACCATTCAAAAATAATAAGATTTTCACTGGCTACAGCTTTTGCATAAAGTTCACCAAGTTTCCAAGTTTTGTAGTTTCCAGTTCCAACTTCTGTTGTTTCAAGCCAAGCAGATTCAAGTTTATAGGCGGAAACAGCTTTTATTCTGAATTGATATTTTTTCAAATCAGATTTTTCAGGAAATCCGTCAGAATTTCTGTCAAAATTATAAACAAATGAATTGCCGTAAGATTTTGTAAGTTCAGTCCAATTTTCCCCAGAATCTTTGCTTATTTGAATTTCAAAAAAATCTGCTTTAAGAGCCGCATCAAAAGTCTCAAAAGGTTGCCAAACCAGATTAATACAATCTCTTTGTGCCTGAGCAGTAAAAAAAGTTGGAGCTATAGGATTTAAAGAAACAACAGATTTAAAGTCCATTGAAGCACTTCGGTTTGAAGTATTTCCGCTTTTGTCGGTTGCAGAAACAGAATATTTATATGAAATCTGCTTTTCTACAATTTCATCAGTGTAAGAAAATTCGCCTACATCAGCTTCGTTTTTTACTTGCCCTACAATCTGCCATTTATTTACATCGCTTTTTCTTCTGTAAATGGAATAATAGTCAACTCCAGACTCACTATCTGTAGAACCCGAAAAAACAATAACCGCATTACCACGCTCTGTACTTGTAGCCGATTTTATAGCAGGAACTGTAGGCGGAACAGTATCTGCTTTTGGAAGAGCTTCTATTTTTTCTTCAACATTTTCTACAGTTCCCAGCGGAGCACTCCAATTTCCGCTAAAAATATCTTTTGCAGTTTTGTGGCTTTCCCAGCGGCTTTCTGCTGTATGAATTAAATGCCAACCGTTTTCAGTTCCGTCTCCAGTTGGAATTGCTGGCTTTTCCTTGCTGTCATTATAAGTTCTAAATGTTTGCCATTCACGAATATTTTCATATCCAGAATCGACTACACCACCAACTGTAAGTTTGTTGTCAAAATTTGGAACGATGTAAGAGCTGTTATCTACATTGAAAATTTCAGGAGCATAATCAACACACTTTAATTCTGCCGTAAAATCATCACTTGGTATTATTTCCACAATAATCAAAGGGAGCGTTAAAGAATTCCTTGTTCCAAAAACAAATAAATCGCCTTCTGCAAGCTCGTTTGCGTCCAATGGTGTTGAAAAATAACATGAGTTTTCCAAAAGTCTTGGTTGACTCAAAAAATAGGTAGAAAGACTGCCGTCCTGCTTTCTCACTCTTAACCCATAGCCATAAGAATTATCAGTTCCATACGAAAGCAAAAATTTTGTATCGGTCGTAATTCCTTTAATTTTTCCCTCTTCATTAAAAATCAAACTTTTTATACGTCCATAAGATTTTCCTGTTAATGCAGCATCGCCAGAATATTCAATAAGATCACCTTTTTGGCACATAAGACATTCAATGTCAGTTTTTATTGTGTAAATCGACCTTCTAAGATTTGAAACCGCATTTTGGTATCTTGCAAATTTAAAGACTTGTTCCGCATTTGTAATTCCCCAAACAGAAGTTTCTTGCCTAGTTTTTGGAAGATTTTTAGAATCAATAAGTCCATCCGTAGTATTAAAAACAGAACGAGTGTTTTGAGTAAAACCAGAGTTTTCATCAATAAAGTTGTAATCTAGCTGGTCAGGAATATCAGCCATTACAATTGATTCAGAAAAGTCAATTGAATTTCTTGGCGTAAAAAGCTGTACAGGAGAACTTTTTTTCTCATCTATAACAACACTGAATTTTCCATCGATTTTTACGATTGAAGCTCTTCCAACAGAGGCAATAGAACTAAATAATTCCGAAATAGTCATTGAATCTGTCAAAACCGCATTAAAGTAATATTTGTGCTCTTCGCAAAATGTATGCCATTTTTCAAATGAAGCCCAATCAATATCTTCGTCAGAAATTGGACTGCTATTAATTTTGCCTCTCATTGCATAAAGAACTTCGGAAGCAGGATTTTGTGTAAGTTTTTCAACCCATGCTTGTGCTCCAGAACCATTGCCAGTGTAATCAGGAATTTTTGACTGGACTATACAGTTAAAATTATCAATGATTCCCTGTGCCATATCAGAAGCCTTTATTGCAATTACAGCAATAAGCAAATCTTTTTGGCGTTCTGCATTAATAGGTCGTTCATCTGTATATGAGCGAATAGAGCCCAAATAGACTGTATCAACCTGTTTTGAGCTGGAACGGTCTTCTGTAACTCTTTCAACTTTTACAGTATATTTTCCAGGTTCTAGTTTTCCAGAATAATGTGAAACTCTTATAGTTTTTGTGTCTTTTTTAGAAAAATTCCAGTCTTCAATAAGTTTGTATTTACTGTCATCTTCGTCTTCTTTTTTATACCAGGCTTTTACACGGCAGTCTAAATAGTCAACATTTCCTTCATCATTATATTGAAAAAGCCCAGATAGCCAGAATATATCAACATTGATTGCAGTGCAGTTATCAGCTGTAGTTCTAATAATTGCCCCGGAACTGCCAGAATCATTCGTGTGCTTTAAAACAGCATTAACCATGTCCTCTTTTACATATTTTGAAAAATATGCTGGCGATGAACCGTCTTTTATAATCTGCATATCAACAAGTGCATCTTTTCTTTCAAGGATTTTGTTTATATCTTTTGTAGAAGAAAAATCTGCAAGTTTAGTATCACCAAGTTTTATGGAATCAAGTTCAATTTCGCTGTTGTTATATCCAAGACAAAAAAGCTGATGAATCCATTGAGAGCCATCGCGGTTATCTACAAAAGTATAAGTTTTGCTTGCAACATCTGCATTTATAAGATGTCGTCCAAAAACAACTGGCAAAGAACCATACTGCCGTTCTTGATTCCTTGCACCTTTTATTGAAGGGTCTTGTTCAGGACTTACACGGTCTTTTACAGTAGGAACATTTACCTGTGAATTATAAAGAACAACTCCGCCGGCAAGAACTCCTGCTCCGCTCATAATCAATGCAGAGCCTATAAAACCGCCAACGGCAGGAATAAAACATGCGGCAATTCCAAGAGCCATAAGAATACCGCCACCCCATTTCATCCCTTCGCCAACTTGCTTGTTGTCTGCACCTTCTCCTTCTGGAACAATTCTTATGTAAACACGGCTATTTTCTTTTGGAACCTGGTCAAAATCTTTTGTTATACGCTCATCTTCAACAAAAATAATCGCATTTTTTATATTTGTATTTGTGTGTAAAGAATTAAAAATATTCTGAATGGAATCTTGCTCAATAATTGAATCTTCATATTTTTCTGAAAACGGATGAATCTGAGTTCTTAGTCTTAATGCCATAATATCCTTCTATTCGGTTTTTAAGGTCATAGTCAGAAAGTCTTTGCAAAACAGTTCCAACTTTTTTCACCGTATGAAGTATATAATTGTCTCCGGCATAAATGGCTAAGTGGGTAGGCAGTCCTTGATTCAGAATAACAACTAAGTTTCCAAGTTCAGGAACTTTTTTTCTTGTTCCTACAAGCAAAGGTTTGTATTTATTTACAAGCGGATTTGTTTGATTTGTAGCAAGGGCATTTTCATATTGATTAGAAAGAAGAGGCAACTCATATTCAAACTGTTCTTTCCAAACAAGGCGAACAAGACCATAGCAGTCAACACCATCACGTGTTCTTCCACCAGAAACAAAAGGAATACCAATGTAATTTTTTGCCCATGCTGCTATCATTTTTTATTATAATTTCCACATTTATTTTTGTTAAAAAAGACCAGGAAAATTCTGCGGATTATAAACACCTTCTGGAATCTTTCTGTCATAAACATAAAAATCGTAAAGTTCACCGCTCACCGTTGACTTGTTTATTGTTACATCTCGCAAAATAAATCGCAGAGGACCTCTTTCAATAATATCAGGAGTCTGAGCCATTACAACAGAAATTGTGGCATATATTTTTTTCTGTGCTGCATTTGCCTTTTTTATAGTAGCACTTATTATCTGGTCAACATTGTCAACAACAAGTTGGCAAGGCTGAATAGAACCATCTTCTGTTTGAGAAGGAAGCACAACCTTAAAAGCAGCAGGAACATAAGTCTGACCATTAGAAACAATAGACTGAGTATTGTCAACAAAATATAAAGTTTCATAACCTTGTGCTTCAACCTTTAAAAGATGAAGAAACACCGCAGAACTTTCAGGTTTTACAATTTCTGTTTTTGCACTTTTACTTATCATGGAAGCCTCTCTAGTGGCAATGTTATTTCCCAAAGACCGCTGTCATTGCCAGTTTCAGTTGGTTCATCTGTAAATCTGAATTCTTCAATTATTCCTGTCTGTGGATTTTTCATTTTAAAACGCAAAGTTCCAAATCCTAAAGAGTCTGTAAAAAAAGAATCCAAGACTTTACGTTTTTCTTCTGTTAAAATCAACTTACAGGAAAAGACTTTTGGAACAGCAGTAAATCTCTGTCTTTGCTTTGCAGGTCCTGCATCCATTTCAGTTCTTATTACAGCCTTTGCATAATTTGCACCAAGCCCCGAAATCATAGGAATAGGCAAATCGCTTGGCCATTTTATGGAAGTTGCCATTAAACACCCCTTACTTTTAGCCCGAACCTTGAAGAAAAAGTCTTGTCAAAACTTCCTTTATTTATTGCACTTTTCATAGAGCCAACAATTATGTCAACAACCTTTCTTCCGTCACTGCCAGTTGATTCTTTTGTTTCTACAGAATCATTCGCATACACATTTACAATAACAGTTTCGCTTTCAGAATTTCCGTTTTCTGTACCATTGACTGCAACACCTAAAGAACCGTCCGCACCACGCTTTAAAGGCATTATAGCTTCTGGACCAGCTTCTCCCATAAGACCGTTTCCAAAACCGCTGCCATTTGCAAAACGAAATGTGGTCGGGCGATCAACAATTGAATTTGTAAAGACCCCACCGTTTGCAAAAGCAACTCTTCCGTTTTTGTCGTAAATTCCGCCGTCTGCATTTGCCTGCGTTGAAGAATCGGAAGTTCTTCCATTCACAAAGCCCGATGTAATAGCAGTTGCACCAGCTGCGGTAATAAAGCCTAATCCCATTGCCCATTGACCTTGTGCAATAAGCTGCAAACCAGCCTGTAAAAACATAGTCGGAAGTTGATTCAAAATCTGCTGTGCCATATCCGCCAAAGCCTGCGTAAGAGACTCTCCGGCATCTTTGCCTTCTCCAAGAGCCTGCCCAAATGACTCAAGCCCACTTAAAGTCGCATCAAAAGAAACAGAGGCAAGGTTTGTTCCTAAATTAGAAAGAACGCTAGCACTTTCCTTGTCAAGTTTTGAAAACTTTTCAAGAACATTTTCAATTCCAGTACTGAACATTTCTTCCCAGGAGTCAAATCCATCGTGGGTATTTTTTATTTGCTCATCAAGGTTTTTCCAGCGGTCAATAAGAAGCTGTACAAATCCATCTGTAGAAGTAAAACTTTCATCAATTTTGTTTGGGTCAATACTGAATAAAGAAACCAAAACTTCCTGAATCTGTTCCTTTTCATCTTTTAAGGAATTGGAAAGTCTGAAACTTATTCCCAAACTCTGTGCTGTAAGCCGCTTTCCTTGCGTTTGAGCTTGTATTCCGTCAATAAATTGCTGCCCGGCTTCCTTTCCTGTTTCAAAAGTATTTATATCAACACCGGTAAGTTCAGAAAGCCAGCTTTGCCAGGTCTTTTTTCCATATATGCTAAGCGTTTTTATTTTAATCTTTATTTGCTTTTCCAAATAATCCAATTGGTTCAAGGCTTGGGAAGTATCAATTCCTGTTGTGGTGCTTAAAAGCTCATTTCTGTTTTTAGCAATTTTTTCAAGTTCCTGATTGAATGATATAAGCTGCTTTGCTGGATCTTGCTTTGCCATTTTATCATATTCGGTATTTATCGAATACATCAAATCATTGATAGCATTTTCAGCTTCACGGCGTTCGTTTGCGGCTTTTTGAAGTTGTTGTTCTTGATGTGCAGCTTCTTTTAATGCTTCTTTTAATAAAGCCACTTCATGCCGCCAAGCATCAAGATTAACTATAGAATTGTTGATTTTTTCTGTATCGCCAGTTTCTAACGCCTTTTTATATTCTTTTTGCCAAATTTCAAGTTGAAGTGTTGCCTCTTCCAGTCTTTCTGTATCAGAAAGTTTGTCATAAAACTCATTGTAACTATCAGTTTGCAAAGCTATAAGTTTTTTTGCATTTTGAACCCCATCATCAAAACTATCTGCAAGAAACAAAAGGCTATCCTGTATAATGTTACTTAATTTTGAGCCATCAAATTCATTTCCCAAATCACTTATAAATTTTCCGACCCCTTCAAGAACTTTTCCCCAAGCATTTTTTATCTGCGTAACAGAATCCGCCGCCGCTTGTGACGCACCGCCAAAAGTTCCTGCAAGCTCGTCAAGAATGATTTTTTGTGCACCTGCCACATTGTTTGTTTCAAGCATATCCTGGATCACTTTTTTCTGTGCTGCCGAAAAATTAAATCCCTGTTTTTTCAAAGAATCCATTCCGTTTACAGGGTCGTCCAAAGCCTTGCCAACAGACTGAGCGGCACTCTTCAAGTCTGTTCCCATAACTTGAGCCATATCCAGAATAGCCTTTGTTGCCTGCTCAAAATTTTCTCCGCTTATATTCTTGAATCCCAAAAGAACAGACTGCATCTGCATTATTGACTTGCCGTCAAAGTTTGTTACTTTTTCAAGGGAATCTGCCATGGAATTAAGCTGTTCGGCACTAGTCCAGGCGTTCGCACCGGTAGCCTTTACCGTAGAAGAAAGAACCGCCAGCACCTGTTTTTGACTGTTATATGCAGAAAAAGACTGTGCTGTAAATTTTACTAAAGATTTTATTGCCAAGGCATCCGAAATCCTTTTTCCAAGAGTCTTAAAAAGGTCAGAAGTTGATTTTGTCTGCTTATCAAGCTGCTTCATATTGGAAACAGCACGTTCTACTTCCGCAGTCACAAGAACTTTAAGTTCATCTGTTAGTTCCATTTTTTCTTTCCTCCGCCTCTTGTTCCCTAATTTTTGCCAACGCTATATCAAACAATTCTACAACGGCAAAAACAGTTGCTGGCAATGCAAGGTAACCACATTGATATGGAAATCCATAGTTCTTTATCCGTTGCCACAAAAGCAGAGCGTTCCAAAAGTCTTGTGAAAGATATTTTTTGATTTCTTTTCTTTTGATTTTTTTATTACAGACAATAAGAGAAGCCTCGTCATATTCGGCTGACCATTTTTCCTTATGCCAACCGTCATAGACGAGGTTAAAAGCTATTTCAAGATTTTTTTTTCTGATTCAGTTATGCTGTCAGAGGCAACCTCAATGCAAATAAGGTTTACAAGTGCCTTTGATTCATAAAAAACAGCTTCGGAAAGTTCCTTGCCATTTTTGATTTTACTCAAAGATTTTTTTCCGTCGCAGGAAGTTTCCTCAACTTCAAGGTTTTTAATTTCGCCCACACAGTCATGCAGAATCTTTGAAACATTGAATTTTGAATCCGCCGTTACAGTGCCGTCGTCAGCTTTTCTTACACTCACTTTTGAAAGCTCATTTTGGTTTTCAACAGTAGGACGTATAATTTCAATCTGAAGCTGCTTGTCGTCCTCAAGTTTTAGGTTGTCGCCAATATCCGGCACAAACCAATATTTTCTGATTGCAGTAAATTTCATAATTCCTCACATAAAAAGTTTTGTCTTGATTTCTAGTTTTATTCTTTTACAGTGTAATAAATCACACCGGGATTATTTCCGCCATCAACTTTATAGTTGAAGTTAAAATTCTGCTCACCGTCCAAAGGCTTATCCATCTGAACGCTTTCCACAATGACCGGAAAATGTTCCCATACGGCAGTTTCGCCAGGAATATCTGTTTCCCTTCTGCTCATCATAAAATCAAGGTTTCTCTGTTTTGCAGGCAGCCTTGTTATATGAGTTCCATCATCAACAGAAATTTCTTCAAATTGATTCAAAAGTTCGCGCTGAGCATCTGAATCGGTTTCAAAAGTTCCGTTGATTGTTCCGTTTGAATCCGTAAAAGCACCTGTAATCCATTCGCGAATTCCGCTTTCAAGGTTTTCCTGTGTTGAAACATCAAAGCTAGAACCCTGTTTCTGGTTTGAAACATCCTTTACAAAACCAATCAAAGCAAGTTCCAAAGGAATTACAGAATCGCCTGTTGCAAGCTCCTGTTCTTTCCACAAATGCACAATTTGACCGACTTTTACACTTTTTCCGCCAGAAATTGAACTGTCTAAGGCCGGAAAAGAAGTGTTTTCCGACGCTATGGATTTTATTTTGTAGAATCCAGATTTTTCAATTTTTACGCTTTCGCCGCCATTAAGAATTTCACCTTCCTTTATTGAATAAAGTTTTCCATCTTTTCCACCTGGTTTCATTTTGAACCTCCAAAAGTCTATTGCAATAATCTTGACGGCAAATCAATTTCAATTCTGTACGGAATGTAATATTCAGCACTCATTGAACCGTCATTATCACTAGGATATATCCAGCCAGCACTTCCGCGGCTGAACCAGTAGGCACGCAAGGGAACATTTCCAACCAGAACATTCATATACTCGCTTGAAAGTGCAATGATTTTCCGTTTAAGTTCGATTGTTTTTGTAAGCCATTTAAAATGCGTTCCGCCTGTTCTGTATTCAGCAAAAAAAATCAGCTTTTCACCACCGTTTCCGTTTTCTGCAATATCTTGATATTGAATTTCAATATGTGCAGTGGAGTTTTTTGCAGTTTGAGGAAGAATAAAAGTTTCAAAACCAAGTTCTTCCTTTATTGCCGTTTTTAGTCCATCAATTATTTCTTCTGCCGTCATTGCTTACCTTCCTTCAAAGAATCTTTCACCATTTTTCTTATTTGTCTCTGGATATATTTTTTATCGCTTTCATCAATATACAAAAAAGGGCGAGCAGGAATTTCCACGCTTTCCTTTATAACAAAAAGTGCAAATGGCTTTCCTCTTTTTGATTTTGCAATGCAGATATTTTTATTCCTGTAAATTGAATAACCGTCCGCTTTCATTGCATAAATAAGTTCTCCGGCTTTTTGAGCATTGTATTTGCGCATTAAGGTCCGTGTATTTGCACTTGCTGGAATCCAAAGACCACTGGATTTTTTAGAAGATATTGTTCCGCCTTGCTGGTTGATTTTTGCATATTTAAGGTTTGTTCCTGCCGCCGCCCAGTTTTTACCGCTGTGAGCTGCAATCGAAGAAATCAAATTTCCACTGTCGCGAAGAGTTTTAGAACCTTGCTTAACCGCCTGCGTAAGAGGGGCGTTTGACGGCTCAATTCCGTTATTGATTTTCTTTTGAGCAGAAGAAACAAGATAGTTTGAAATATGCTTCATGCAGGAAGAAAGTTTTTCTTTTTTTATATTTTCCATTATCTTTGAATATTCCTTTGCTTCCTTTAATATCTTTATCCCCATTGCCCGGAACTCCTGTCAAGCGGACTCATCTTTCTTTTGTTCATCACTCCATAAGCAGGGCCGCCATTTTCATTTGCAGATGAATCATTTTTTCTTATAACAGGACCAAAATAGCGTTCAATTAAAAGCTCGCAGTCTTCCTGCTTTTCCCTTGCTCTTTGCTCCTGGCCACAAAAACCAAACAGCTCATACAAAGCCCATTTTAAGGTTGCCTCCCGGCAGATTTCATTCAGTTCGTCATAACTGTTTCCAGTACCCAAAACCATAGCCTTTACACAAACTTTAGCCTTTAAAAGTGCCCGAACAGCAACAGTTTCATCACCCAAAGTCAGAGTTTCATAGTCCTGAGCCGGAAGTTCCTTTTGTAAATCCTCAACAGTCAGCATTTGCGTGTATTCCATTCAAGTCCTCCGTTAAAAAAAATAGAGCTAGATTTCTCTAGCTCCATATTAGTTTCTTGTTTCAGCTTACAACTTTTTTAGTACAACATTATGCACTCTTAAAGCTTACAGAAACACTCTTTGCTCCGTCCACAACAAGTGAATATGTGTTGTCCGCAGTCTTTTCAACTTCAGAACCGTTATCTCCAGACCAAGAATCAACAGTGTACGAACTTGAAGGCGCAGTTGTAAACACAACAGTTTTTCCGCTTTCAACCTTGTCGCCAGATTTGATTGCTTTTCCGTCAACTTTTGCGCTTACCGTTCCATTGGTTCCGGCTGTAAATGTAACTGCAAAACTGTCTGGTGCAAACTTTCCCCACACAATTCCCTTTATGTTCACAATAGGGAACGGCTTTGACTTTGAATAGATGTCTGTTCCTCGGTGGTCATTGCGTTCAACGCTAAAAGTGTAAAACGCAACCGCATTCTGCTGAACACTGTCGTCCAGTTTGCAGAATGGCATTGACTGCCCGGCGTTAACCGCACGTGCACAGATTTCGCCAGAACCGCAAAGGCTTTTTACAACCTTTTTTCCGTCCACAATGTCTATGTAGGAATCATTGTCCTGCAGAACCTTGAACTTTCCAATCTGAACAGAATCGCCGGAAATCTGGAACTGCGCATTCTGTTTTGTTACAAGATCTACAAGCTGCGAATACACGTCCGAAGCCGCAATGAATTCCACAGGACCGCCAACACCGTTCTTTCTGATTTTCTGCTCAAGCTGCGAAAGATACAAAACAACCTCATTGTATTTCACGCTTGAAAGACTCTTTGAAAAACTGTGCTGCATTGCGCTAATTTCTTCGTCCGTTCCATATTCAACAACATAGCGTTGCAGACCGCTTTCAGTTTTCATCATGTAATCGATTTTTCCACGGTGAGCCTGACAGCACAATGCGTTCATAGTTTCACGAACCATGTCGTAGTGCTCGCCTGTGAATTCGTCAATTATCTGATTTTTGCCCATTTCGGTCGCACGTTCATAGTTGTCCATTTCAACGGCACTGATTGTATCATCAATCTCAATCGGCATAGGCTCAATCATGATTGTTTCAGCACCGTGTTTTGGTCTTACTCCAGGACCGCCGCGCCCAACAACAGGAATGTTTCCTGTTTCCCTTTTGATTTTTGAAGCAGCAATTTGTGTTGAGTTGTGCATTGGGCGGCTTTTAAAATATGCTGCGGCAAGAGAAGTGTTCTCTGATTTGGTTGCCTGCATACGCACAATATCCTGCTGAAGAATTCTTCTAAGTGGCATTTTTTCCTCCGTACAAACAAGTGGCTTTAAGACCACATTTTTTAGTTAAAATTAGATTCGTCCCATTCTGCCTGAACCATATAGATTCCGGCAGCAGAAAGTTTTCCTTTCAAAGTTTCACCTGCGGCATTTCCGTCAGAGCCAAGCAAACGGCTTTCAACAACAGTTCCGTGCATAAGAACACGTGCTTTTACCGCTTCATCATGCTTTTCAACATCCTGAATCAAAACCGCCTTTGGCGTGTCATTTGCATCGCAGGGTTCATATTCCTTGTCAGAAAGTTTCAGAACAGTTCCTGCTTTTAAGGCACTTTCACTTGCTGCCAACGCAACAACGCCAATAATAGGCGGATGTGCCGGCGAAACAATTCCGCGGTCAAGGTTAGTTTCTATCTTTTCCATAGTTCACGCTCCTACATTTTTGCGGCAATATCCGCAGGATTCACACGCTCTTTTCCAGATGTGCCTTTATCAGAAAATTCTTCTGCTTCAAACTGGCTTTCAAGAACAGAGTTCTTTTTCTGCTTCTCTTTCATTCCTAAAAGAACGTCAGCAAAAATTTCCAGAGCAGAAGCCTTTTTGTTTCCAGAATCATCTGCAAATTCACATTCAGTGCAGTCTGCAAGTTTTTCTGCAACAGCCTTTACTTTTGGCATAAGGCTTACAGGAATAACATCACTGAATTTGTCAGTAACATTTTTCACACGTGCAGTTTTTGCTTCTTTTTCAAGACGTTCACATCTTGCGGCCATATCCGCAAATTCCTTTTTGTGAAACTCGTCATCTTCCGCATCTTTTGCAGTTTTTTCGTCATCAGACTTTTTTGCTTTTGCAAGCTCTTCTTCAAGCCGTTTTTTTTCAGCTTCAAGAGCTTCCATTTTCTTCTTTTCCTCTTCTGTCATAGAAGAATCCTCCTCATATTCTATCGAATCGCTAAATTCAAACGATTCAACCGTGTCCTTGTCCGAATAGCTGTTTTTTACCATAAGCTGTTCAAGACCGTTGATTTTTGGCGGAGTTCTACCGCAAATTGCCAGACTGTGCAAATATCTTTTGCCGTCGCTGGCTCTTTTAGGAATAGTAACGCTCCAGCCTTCATAAGTTCCGTTGCCGTCGCCCTTGTCATCAAACTGTTTTTCAAGTTCCGGATGTAGAACAACTTTTCCAACAAGAACTTTTTCGCCAGGATGTTTTGCGTCTGGATAAATTCCGTCAATTGCAAGAACATCTCCAAACTTCGGAAAGTTGTCCGCACGGGCTGCTTCATGTCCAATAGAAATCGGACGAGGCGGCACGAATGTGCTTTCAATATCCTTTAAATCCTGCTCGGTGATTGTCGCTCCGTCTGCGCCAAACGTTCCAGTCCGGCACAACTGCCAAGTTCTTATCTTTTTCATAAGCTGATTATTGCACTGCAAAAAACATTCAGTCCTTTTTGTGTAGGCATAAAATCAGTTTTTCTTAAAATCCAGAATCGAACTGTTCAGATTAAAAAGAATCAGCTGTTCATCTTTGCACGCACGGCGGAATTCTTTTTGCGCACCTTTTGATTCAGTCCAACCAGGAATAAAATAGACGCACTCGCAGACTTTCTGCATCGCCTTTGAAACTTTCATGTAATCGTTCCAAGAAAACTCTTCGCCTTCGCCAATTCTTGCAGGATTCATAACGCAGTGTCCTTTTTCTTTTAGAATTCTTTCCGCACTAAAAAACTGTCTTTTATAATCAGGATTTCCTGAAATCTTTCCGGCAATATAAATCTTCATATTATTTTCCTTGTTCAAATTCTGATTTGCTAAAAATCTGTTTTTGCCAAACATTCGCTCCAATGTAGGCAACCGGCACTCCGCATAAAAGTTGCGCAATGATTATGAACTCGCTTCTGTTTGCAATCACAATGAACGAAACCATAAAAATCGCCCAGATTGTTACCCAAAGTTTTGCAGACCTGAACTTGCTTTTTTTGATGTCAGATTTTTTTTCTTTTTGTGCATTATTTTCTACAGACATAAAAAGCCTCCCGACAGGGGATTGTTGCACACTTAAAAAAAATGCGGCATTTTTTGGACTTTTATACAGAGATTTGAAAATTTAAAAAAACGTTAAAAAAAGGTACTTTTGCCCAAAAAACTATAACTTGCTATTAAAAAAATGTTCACCGAAATTCACCGCCGTTTTTTCCGTATAACACTTTGTTTACTGCCATTTGCAGCACTTGTTTTTCAAAGATTTTTGGAAAATAAAAAAGCCCCGATTTTTCGGGGCAACTATTTAATTTTTTTCAACAGAATTCAGAAATACACCAACTATTTCGTCACCATGTTTAGTAACAACTATTTTCATTTGCATTTCTTTTTTATCAGTAGAATCTTTTAACATTTGATAATCATCTTTATCAATTATACCTTCAAGAAGATTCACGTTTTTATAAACAGAGCCATCTTTTCCTAAAATATCAATTGAAATATCTTTATCAGAAGAAACTCCACTTTCATGAATATGAATATCTGTAACCTTAAATAACCCATTGATTACTTCTTGGAAATTTTCTTTTTTTTCTCTAGGACTTGCAGTTATCTTTTTTATTGACTCAGTATCTATTTTTTCTCCATTGATTTCAATTTCTTTTGTTCCTGTTTGTTTTGATATTTCTTTATAAAATTCAGTGGTCGCTTTGATAGTTTCAATCTGAGCCTGTGCTGCATTTTTTTGAATACCTACTAATGTTTCTGCTTGAATCTCTAATTCTTTCATTTTTTCTTTATGATTAAGGACTTTCTTTGTGGTAACACAAATTGCAGAAATAATAGAAACTACTATGATACTTATTAAAACTTGATTTGCAGTCATTTTTTCTATTTTCTCCGAAACACATTGAATTATTGGTGCTGGAATTAGTTCTATCCATGAAGAACCTTTGTCAACTTTAACATAAAGTTCCAACATTTTTTTTTCTTCTGGAGATAACTTTTTTACATATCCATAAACATAAATAGAATATTGTCTATAAATGGAATCCTGAAGTTTTAGAATTGATTTCATCAATGTTGTACTCATCGTGGAATCAAAGCGTTCTCCTTTTATGTGCAATTTTATTCCTGGAATATTTTTTTTGAAAGAAAAAGTGTTTTTATTAAACCACTCAATATCATTAGGCAGTTTATCAGCATAGGTCGCAAGTTGGTTAAAATCTGATATTTCTATCGTGTTCATAGAATTCTCCTTTTTATGATTATCGGAGAATAGTTAAAAAAGTATAAAAAAAGCCCCGATTTTCCAGGGCGACAACTCAATAAAGAACATTTGAATCTAATATAAATCCATAATTTTTTACAAGTGGAAAAATTGCCAATCATATCTCTTAATTTTTTTCTTTATTTAATTCTTCTGATTTACTTAAAATTCTTAAAATTTCTTTATGATTTTCTACTATTTCAAGTTTTCCATTAGTATCACTTACAACGATTGGAAAACCTAAATATAAACCTCTTTCTGCATCAGAATTAACAACATACATCTTTGAACCATTCCAGTCATCAAGTAATTTTTTACAGTGTTCAAATTTGTACGGAAAATTACTATTTACATAATCAAGAATTCTATCATTCATAAGAAGCCTCTAAAACGTATTTTAATATATTTTCATCTAAATGCAAGTGGTCAACTCGTAATAATTTGGGTTGAAAATATTCCTTAGAAAAATCTATGCGTTCAAACAAATATATAAAATCTTCTTTTTCATAAATATTTCCATCCTGTGGATCATAAAAAAATAAAGAGCCTTTATTAGGTTTTATTACAGAAATAACATGACCATCACCATCTTTCCACTTGAATGTCATTATATATCTTTGATTTCTTTTTACTGTTTTTTTTACATAATTTAACCCATCTTTCCAGTCATTAAAATTGGGTGCTTCTAACCATTCAGGATGTTTTCTTGTAAATGGATCTATAAAAGATCTTGCCGGATTTCTTGAAAGTCGCTTAAAAACTACACTTGTATCATTATAACTTTTAGCTCTTACTCTAAAGCCTCGTAACCTTGCTTCAAATGCTGCTACACAAGATTGACAATTTCTTGAAAACATTTTTGTTTGACCAAAAAATGGGTTTACTCTTCCTCCATCAGCTTCATCAAATGTCATTTCTGTACCTTTTAAGATATTACCTATTTTCTTTATTTCTTTTTTATTTATAAGAACATTTTTTGCTCCAAGAATCTCCTCTTGAATCCCATAATCTTTTGCTCTTGCGCTCTGGCTTTCAAGTTCTTGCCACCAGGAATCTGTGTTTAATGGGTATTCGCCAAAGCCTTTTGCGCTTGGAATATCTTGCACACTTTCAAAATGTTCCGGCAGTTCGCTTTCGTCATAGATTGCACGCACTGTGGTTCTGCAATTAAAATGAAAAGGTGGCCAGTGAGTTTTCCAGAACGGATCATCGCTTGCAAGAACAACGCGTTTTGTGGCATAAAGTCGGCAAATGTCAGTTGTTCGATTATCGTCAATTGCTATAAGCTCGTAGGCAAGTGGCTTGTCCTGTTCAAAAGCCATTGCACGCCACACATTGTAAGCCGTCTGCACATTGGTTCTATAAACGGTTTCCCAGTACCAGCCCTGATTTGCACCCATTCCAACTTTGCTTAAAAGCTCATCCTTTGTCATGCTCAAAAAAGATTTTAAGCCATCGCCAGAATCAACATTTTTTATGAGCTCTGTATTAATTCTTTTAAGCAAATCTCCATCGGCAATTCTGCTGGCAGTAAATGCTCTAAATCGCAGTTTGTCGGAAAGTTTTTCGTAGTCAACTTTTGAAAGAACAGAACGCTTTTTTAAATATTCAACAGCTTCTGTAAAAGGCAGATTTTCAATGTCTTCAACATTAGGAATTTCTTCAAACTCATAATGCCGCACGCTGCCGTCCATTCCCATTAATGCCGATTTTGTAAAAAGTTTTGCGGCCGCACTCATTGCCACAAAATCAGCTGGAAGAGTTTTTTGGCTGTTCATTACATCATTATTTTTTATAACATCTTTAATATAGTCTTTTATTCTTTGAGCGTAACTTTCAGAAATCAAAAGCCATGCTGCGGCACAAACTTTGTCAAGCCTGCGGTTTCTTTCCAGTTCCTTTTGAACTTCAGGGCGTGCTATTTCCTGAAAAAAAAATCGTCTTTTCCATTGTCGCTAAAACCGAACGAAGGCTGTTGTTTAACAAAACTGTCTTTTTCGCTTTCTGGTTGTGGCAAATGGATTTTATTGTAAAGGGCAGAAAGACTTACAGGTATTCCTAAATTAATCGCATCGCGGATTGTTTCCCAAGAGGCAAAGTCGCTTGAATCAATATCATACTTTGGAGCAGGTTCGCCAGAAAAATTAAGTTCCACAAAAGCACGCACAAGCTGCTGGTCGCTCTGCTGCAAAAGATAAGCATCACCTTTTATAATCGTGTCAAAAGTCTGAATATGAGTGTCGCTCTGTGCACGTGTTCCGTAAGTTCCTTCATTTGTAGAAAGGCTTTGAGCCGTTATTGCGTAGGCAATTTCTCGGTCGCACGTTTCAACAATCGTATTAAAGTCATTAATCTGGCTTTGAACCTGCACAATCTGCTTAACATTTCCAAAAGCGCCGGAACTTCCGCTTTCCCAGTTTTTTAAAGCACCTGTAAGTTGTGCCGCACGTTCCTTTGCTTCGGGTTCTGTCTTTGCGTCAAAAAGGGCAAGAATAGAAGGCACTCCGACCATCTCTGCCGCACTTGCCCAAAATCTTACACCAAGCTGCTTGAACTTCCAAAAAATATATGCAGAACGCAAAACCGGGCGACCCCATTGCGAAAGTTCACCATCGCAATTTCTATGGACTATAAACTTTCTGCTGTCATCAAGTTTAATATTCTGCGAACTTATAACAGGTGTCATAAAATCAATTCCACTAACACGCGGAAAACTCAAGGCTGTTCTAGGAATCGGCGTAAAATCATAAGGAACGTACCAACCGCCAGTAAACTTCCATTTGACTTCGCAAGCAGCAATTCCAAAAGGCACGGCATTTAATAAAATATTGTTTAGGTTGTAAAAAGTGTTGAACGAAAGAATCTTTTCACACGCCAAATCAACTTTTTTGTTGCCGGTTGCGGTAAAACTTCCGTAAAGTTGAAGAACACGCATTTTTCTTTCCTGCAAAAGAGATTCAATCCTAGAATCATCTCTCATCTTCTGGAACACTTCCTCACGCTCTCCAACGCTCATAAGCCAATCTTCCGTGTCTGCCATATAAGACGCAATCGAGCGAAAAGAGTTTAAATCAATAACCTGTGCTGTAACTGAATTCTTTTTTGACATAAAAAATACCGTCCTGTAATAGAACGGTATCATACGCAAACGCTTTTTAGGCTTTTTATGTAAACATCTGCCACCAAAAATCTTTTTTCTTTTCGGCAGCATAAAAACACGGAGCAGGATTCACAGCACATTCTCGCCAGGCACAAACCGAAAGCATAGCCGCACTTGCTCCGTCACCATGCCTAAAACTCTTGTTGTCGCGGTCGCTTGTTCTTACCTGCGGAATTGTAGGAAAACCATTTTTTAGAACAACAACACCAAAATCCGCCTTTATAATATCATCGTCAGGAACTGTAAAATCTCCCGATTCCATAAGTGCATGAAGCTCACTGCCATACTTTCCGTACCAAGAAGTAGTTTCCATAACCGCAACAATTGCTCCCGGATGTCGCAAAACAGCGTGTTCCGCAATCTGCTGACCGTTTCCCCTTGAATCCAAAGCTCCGCCGCCAAGCCTTTTGCTTTCTTCCAAAAAATCAGTCAAGAGATCGTTAAAAAGTTGCTGCTGCTCAAACGGAACATTTCTCATTTCAATTATCATTCTTGTGGCAAGAGAAGTTTTTTCAATCTCTTCGTTTATCCAGTATGTTGTAAGGTCGCCGGAACGTCCAAAGTCATTTCCAAAAAAAATCAAACCTTCATGGCAAAGCAGAACAGGTTTTACTTCCTGCTTAAAAAAGTTTTCAATTTCACGATTTTTTACACTTTCTGCCTTATTAAAAAAGTTGTCTGAACAGTCAAGCCGCCTTATTGCAATATCATCATTACCGGCTGTGCAAAAATCTAAAAGTCCGCGACCAAAATAACGACCACCGCTAGCTCGTGGAATTGCATTTAATTCTTCATCTAAGTTATCGCCATAAATTTCTTCTATGTCTTTTACAAAAGAATCTTCCTTTTCAAAAGTCCACTTTTCACCGTTCTTTTCACAAATTCTCTTATAAAGACCTTGTTTTACAGCGTCGCTAAAAGTTATCCTGAACAGTTTCCACTTTTTTAGTTTTCCACAACGAATATCCTTTATCATAAGATTAAAAGGATTGTCTTCACCGTTATGCGTTGAAATTATAGAAAACTGACCGCCCCAGATTAAAAGAGCCTGTGCCGCCTTTACAACGCCTTCCATGTCAGAGCAGAATGCCGCCTCATCTAAAATAACACGACCTTGCTTTGAACGCAGATTGTACGCATCGCTAGGCATACCAACCACTTCAAATCCTGAATCAAAAAGAATTCTGTACATCGTAATGTCACGGTCTTCGTGTTGAACAACAGTTTCTTCCATTTCGCTAGCTGCAATGTTCAAAATCTTTGCAAAAAAAGCCACATCAGAAATAAACTGCCGAGTCATTGTCTTGTTATAAGAAAGATAATAAGTGTTCATTCCGCCAGCTTCAACACTGGCAGCCGCACAAAGACAAGTTCTGTAGGCTTCCGCCCAAGAAAGCCCTGTACGTCTGCCTTTTTCACAGATTTTTAAAGGCGAATCATCAACAATCCATTCTTTTTGATACGGCAAAAAAATACCGCAGTCATCTTCCGTTTTATTCTTCATCTGTGTCGCCATCTGGAACCTTCTGACCTGTAATCTTAGCCTTGATTATTGCAAGAGTTTCCGCAGAAAGACCGGCTTTCTTTCCTTCTTCCTCAATAACATCCGCCGCTTTGAACAGCCCTTGACGATAGCCCTTTGCATAATCAAGTTTTATTTTTGCAATTCTAGCCTGTGTCATGGCATTCTGGTTCGCAGCCTTTAGAACATCCTTTACTTCAAGAGTTTCAAAACTGCTGAATTTTTTAACTTCCTGCAAAAGCTTTGTCTGTAAAAGTTGCGTTGTGGCTTCCGCAATTTCAAGACCAGGAGAATCTTTTAGCTCCTTAACAATTTCAACAGCTTCTTTTGCAGCGTTGCGGTAAGCCTTCATCTGCGAAGCATGAGAAACAAGAGTTCTTCCAACACCACTTTTGCTTACGTCAAAACCTTCGCTTTTTAGAATTTCCGTTATTTCAAGCTGCGACTTCTTTTCCTCATAGAACATCTTTACAATCCGTTCCACAAGATTCTGCATTTCAATCTTATTTCGTTTAGGCATTTCTTGTCTCCTTCATATCTTTTTTGATGTCCTTTAAGTCTTCCTGAATAAACTTCATAGAAGCTCGCAGCTCGCCAGAAAATTCCGCAAAAGTTCGTTGAAAATCCTGCAACATCCTTGAATCAGCATCTGCCTTTTTCTTTAGTTCAACAAACTTTGTTTCAACTTTCTTTTCAAGCTCATCACATTTCTTGTTCAAATCAGAAATATCATCCTCTTCGTCCGTTATTTTCTGCTTGTACTGACCAATGGAAACAAACAGTCCAATAAGCGTCACCAGAGAAACACAGAATCCCACAACAGCCGCCACCGTTCTGAATGTTTCCATAAAATCACCTCACTTATTCAACAAAAGAATCGTTCCTTCCGTTAATGCAGCACCGCTCATCACAATCGCAATCGTTCGCCAAAGAAACGTTTTTCTTTTCTGTTTTTTCAATAATTTGCAAACATCTTGAAATTCCGCTTTCAAGCTCTGCAATTCCTGCCGCAATTTCTGCACCATTGACTGTAATTCTATTGTACTCTTGCTTGAGTTCTCCAATTCCTGTAATGCCGCTTTTAATTGAACTTCCAGCGTTTCGCACTTGCTCTGCCACCTCGCTAGCACGCTGTTCTGTTCGCTCTGCAAGTTCTTCAACATCTGCACTTCGCTTCTCATACTCAAAAGCTCTTTCTTCAGTTCCTGCAAAACAAGAGTGGAAGAAGATTCCGCATACAAAGAAAACAACTGCAAAAACAACAATGCATACAACCAAAAAACAAAACTTTTTCTTTTCATTCATTTTTACCTACCATTTTTAAAAGGACGAACAAAATGCCCCATTTTACGAACAAACCCACAAGGTCGAATAAGCCTCATAAAATCGCCAAGAGGCATTTTTACATCATTCCCATTATGACTAGCGTATTCTGTGTGATAATCACCCCAAGAATCATCGATAATAAAATCCGTTGCTTCATCAGAACTTTCATAACCAACAACAGCAACAACATGACCAATCGTCTTTTTTCCTTGCGCAACAAAAACACCGCTGCAAACGTAAGAACCGCCGGCATCCATATTTTTTATAATATCGCTAAAAAAAATATCCTCTCGCCATTCAACCACATTCTTTGAACAAAGCCCCGAACTTTCTAACCAAAGGTTTGTTCCATACGCAAGAACAGGATGCCATTCATTAGGCGGACACTTTCCGCACGGATCAAGCCGTTTCCACATATTCTGGCAGGCATTTGAACTTAAAATGAAATCCATCAAAGAATCTTCCGGCTGAGGATATTTTTGTGTACCAAGAGTTTCCACCGCCCAACCAGCCGCCGACAATGCCGCCACCATAGCAGTAACATTACAAGCTCCATTCGGCTTCAAGCGATTGTTTCTTTGAGTGTAATAAGGTTTATCTTTAGAATTGTTCTTTGTCATATAGTCCTCCAATTGGAAGACTAACATTTATGACTTGTAGATTGGCTTTTGGTGGTGGTGTGTGAGTGGGGGGGATGTAATTATATTCGTAGTAATTCACAAGATAATCTAGGTAAAAAATAACAAAATCTTTGCATTACGAAATTTCTATCAAGGGCTTTATTTTCAACTATTTCATTAAAAATATCATTTAAAAAACTTACAAGCCTTTTGGAATCTTTTGCTAACAAAAGATTCTTAAATGTTTCCATTCTTTCAAAATTTATAATCTCTTTTAAAAGTTTATAAGAAAACAAAAAATTAAGATACAAGTCTGCATAATCATCAGGAAAGTCTTCAAATCCTGTCCTAAAATGTTTATCGCTAAATAATGATATGTTTTGAGAGTCGTTATTTTCTGCAATAGTTCCCAAAGCTTTAAAAAGTTGTGTAAAATCATCAGATGTTGTAACAGTTAATTTCTCATTTAAAATAGATTTTAGACGTTCAATTAAAGGATTCGGTCCAGTTCCCAACAATGAAATCGACATTAAAATTGCAACACAATGAACAAATTCATGAATTCCCAAAGCTTTTCTTTTCGTTCTAGAATCCAAAGAATCATTATTAAAAAGATTTTCATCTATAACAATAGAAAGTATATAAAGATTATATTCTTTGTTATAGATAAAAGTGCAATAACCAGACTGTCCATCAGAAATCACTTGTCGCTGAACAGCAATTATGCATCGCCCCATACCTTTTACAATAAGATTTCTAAAGTCTGCTGTCTTTATAATTGTTGGACTATCTTTTGAAACATTTTGTAAATGTAAATCCTTTAAAAGAGGTCTAAAAGTTTCTACAGCCCATTCCACATTTCTATTGCTATTACTAGGAGCTTCTGTTTTCATATTAGTGATAAACCTTTTCCGCTTTATTAATTTCTTTTGCAAGTTTAGAAAGATCAAGATTCGACATTAATTTTTCAGTAGATTTTATAGCGTCAGTTATTAAATTTGATGACAAATCTCCAGATGCTTCAATACTTACAATTCCAAGTTCATCTAGTTTTTTCTGAATCTCTTCTTTTGTCATAGAAACACCGCCTTCCCAAATATAATTTCCACATATATATAATACTACATTTTTACAAAAAGTTACATAACTTATATCATTTTTTATTATAATTAATCCACTTTAATCTATTAATAAAATAATAAAAATACAAAAAAATACTCGTCTTTTGATAAAAAGTTATTGACTAAATAACATAAATAGTGTATTATAAAAATATCAGGAGGCAATTATGCAAAAGCGTAAAAAGAAAAAGCCACTGACGAACGGCGAAAAGATAGCTCTCGCAATGCTGATTTTCGAATTCATCAAGTGGCTTGTCGAACTTCTAAGGAAGTAAGACACTCGGGGGCGTTGCCCCCTTGCTTACGCTTATATTAAATAAAACAATATGAGGTGTCAACATGGAAGAAAATGAAAAAAAAGAAAACTCTGAAAACAAAAGAATGAATTGGATTTTGATTGCAATTCTTATTGTAAGCGTTCTGGATTTTGTAACAAGACTTATAAAGGGGTAAACAATGCCTAGAGGTGGTTATAGAGAAGGCGGCGGTCGCCCTAAAGGAAGTCCGAACAAAGGAACAGAACTTGGACGCAAAACACAATTCAAGAATCTTTCTGTTTCTGGCTATCCAGAAGAAATTGAGGCAATAAAAAAACTTGCCCAAGAATCTAGAAAAAGCGTTTCAAAGTTTATAATTGAATCAATACTGAAAAAATAAACCCCTTGCCCTGCAATAAAACCTTGCAGGGCATTTTTTATTCTCCATCAACAAGATGAATCCAACTGAAAACCCTGCCAAACAGCATGAACCGTTCTGCAAAGCCCTCGTCCGTGCTGTTAAGCGTTTTTATAAGTTCCGCTTTTTCAAGGTCTGCAACACGAACAGAATATATTTTTATGCGGTTGGCAATACTGTCAAATTCAAGCCGCTTGCAGTAGGCATCGCCGTCAAGACCAAAAACATAAATACCATCTTTTAGCCGCTCTTCTTTAGTGCTAAAAAGAACAACATCGCCATCGCGGATTCCTGCCCCCAGCATACTTGTACCGCTTACCCTAAAACCATAAACATCTTTTGCATTCAATTTTGGTGAAATAGCCCTTATATCAAAATATTCAACAACATTCTGTTCACTTTCCCAATTCTGACCAGGACCGCAAGAAACCTTCTGATTCAATATAGGAATCTTATAGCCAGCCTCGTCATTACACTTAATCAATTCAGATGCTGACTTTTGAAACATTTCACCTTCACCAGTCAAAAGCCAGTTTGGATTTAATTTAAACACTTCAATAAGTTTTAAAACAAAATCAGAATTTGGATTTTTACTTTTTCCAGAACGAAGATCAGACAAATATTGTGATCGTATTCCTAATTCTTTACAAATAGATTTTCCTGATTTTTCTTCAATTATGTCGATTATTCGACCCCATTCCATAATATACTCCGAAAATTCTTTATTATTATGTCGATTTTTCTTGACTTAACACGATTTATCGACAATAATTCAGTTAAGTTTACAAGTAAACTTTCATTTTGCACTAAGAAACAATGAAAGTGATTTGTCAACTAATCAAATTATCGGAAAAAAAAGGAGGATAAAGAGTGAAAAATATTCCACCAACAAACGAACAGATCCATGAAATGATTCGTCAAAAAATTGCAGAGAAACAAGAAAAATTATTTTCTCGGGCAAGCAAAAAAATCACCTACGAACAAGGCTTGTACATAAAATACCGGCTCAAATGTGCTGGATGTACAAGTACAGACATCGCCACAGAAACAGGTTGCTCAAAACAGGCGGTACAAAAAGTTCTTTCTGGCAAAAGCCATAGCCAGCGTATAGAACACCTTGTTGCCACAAAACTAGGTTATTCCAGTTGGAATGCAATGGTTCAGGAACTAAGAGAACACGCCGCATAAAAACAAAAAAGGAGGCAAAAAATCACATTTTTTAAGAACGGCAAAAAACCGCCGTATATGGAAAGCACCAAAAAAGACCTTAATGCAGAAAAAATACTGTATGCAGTCAAAAATATGTCCTACCAAGGTTTGCAGTATTTCGCAGCTTACGGACTTCTAGTGCTTGCAAAAATCAAAAGTCCGGCACAAATATGCCAGGATCTAGAAACATTAGACCAACAGGAGAAAAAACAATGGAAATCTACGTAGACGGAAAACAAGTAGGCTCTCTTCCGCAACTTACAGCAGAAGAAAAACTAAAACACGCAGCAATCAAACTTTCGAAGTTCTGGAACACACCATTACGAGAGTTTTGGAAAAACGTGTATATAAATTACCGCAATGAAGAAAGAAAAAGCCGAGCAACACCACATTGCTCGGCCAGTGGAAACAATGACGGCAATCCTGCCGCATAGTTTCAAAAAAACACAACAAAATTATAGCACAGAAAAAAAATCTGTGTAAGGAGCAAACAGTTATGGAATCAACAGAAAAAAAATTCATGGTAGACCCACAAGGTCGCCAAGTGCCAGTGGAATTGATTAAAGACATTGATCTTCTTCGAGATCAGACAGTTTCACAAATAATGAAAAAAGCATTTGAAATGCGAAACTCGCTTCAAAAGTTCAAGGCACAGATTGCACAAGACATAAACACATTCTGTCAAATGTCGGCAGAACAACACAATGTAAAATTCGGTGGCAAAAAAGGAAACCTAACACTCTCAAGTTTTGATGGCAAATATAAAATCTCCATAAATGTCGCAGATAACAAAGTTTTCAACGAAAAACTGCAAGTTGCAAAATCTCTTATCGACAATTGCATCCGCCGCTGGTCGCAAGGTTCACGTCCAGAAATCAGAATTCTTGTAGAAGACGCATTTCAGGTAGACAAGCAGGGCAACGTAAACACAGGAAGAATTCTTGGTTTAAGAAGACTAAAAATTGAAGACGAAGAATGGAAGCAGGCAATGGAATGTATAACCGAAAGTCTTTCTGTAACAGACAGCAAATCATATCTTCGCTTCTATGAAAGAAAAGATGACGGCTCATATCAAAACATTCCATTGGATATTGCAACATTATAAGAATAATCTGATTGAGTTTTCTGGATGTCAACTCAATCTGATAAAGGAGCTTTTTTAGAATGAACAATGTTTTAGCACCAAAGAATACGACTCTTACACCCGAACAGGCTTTTCCATTCCAAAAAGAAATAGACACTTGGAACATGGAAAAAGCCGTTCAGACCATTGCACCAAAAGTTGAACAGCTAAAGAAAATCAGTGTTGAAGTTGTCCGTGAACTCTGGATAGCACACGAAGCACTTGCTAGGCGTGGTGGCGACCGTCGCAGTGAGGACGCACAAATTTTTGGGTTCTGCAATTTTCTTGAACTTGTAGGAATCTCAAAAAAGACTGCATATATGTGGCTTAAACTTTACGATGCTGCAAATGACAGAGTTCTTACACCCGAAGAATATTCACTAGTAAATGCCAAAAGTGCAAATCCTGCAATTGACAACGGCCACGAAGTTCGCGTTGCCCATGCAATGGCTACAGGTGAACGACTGGACGGCTGGACAGAAGAAGACGAAAAAGAATTCAAAACTCGCTCAGCGAATGCACGTTTTGCAGAACTGGCAAAAAAATGGGGTTCAAGAAAAATCCAGCTTGACCCAAAATGCCACGACTATTTTAGCGATGCCATGAAAAACGCAAAACAGTATGCAAGAATCTCACTTCAAACAAAAGAACAAACAGAGGCACAGTTTACAATCTTTGAGCAAATAAGCGTTTATCTTTCAACATTTGTAGACCCATCCACAAGACTCTCTGCCGCATACAATGTAGGGCTTCGCGTCCGCGATATTGTGAACGAACTTGCAAACACAGAAGCTGAACTTGCACAGTTTGACAGTGAAGAATCAAAAACAGGAGCTTGATGAATGATACAAACATTCTTTCCGATTGTGCCAGATAAAAAACATCCGCTCCGATGTGCAGTCTACGACCGTTTCCGCCGCCGCGACCCACTAAAGTCAAAGGCAGTTACATATCAGTCAATTGCGCAAGAGTTTGGAATTTCCGTTCCTACAGTGCAACGCTACATTCGCCAAGTAGAAAGTGGAAAAATTTCAGACCCGGCAAAAAAGCAAGGTCGTCATGTCTACGCATGGGATTGCGAAGCACTCAGTTTTTTTACAAATTTCTATCTGGCAGCAATGGCAGAAGTCGGCGGTTGTTCAGTACGTAACGCATACAACTATACACGGCAAGAAGCCTTAAAAAACGGCTGGAAAATCGGAAGCGAACAGTCAGCTTACGTTCATGTGCGCGAAATAAGCCCTGCAATGATAATGCTTGCAAAAGGCGGACAAAGAGCATTGGACAATATGTTCTACATAAGCCGTGACTTGTCAAAATTGCAGCCTTTTCAACTGATTGTAGGTGATCAGCACCGTTTTGACTTTTGGTGTACAAACGAACAAGGCGAATACATTCGTGCAGAATGTTACCTTTGGCTAGACATGGCAACCCGACTTGTTTACGGAATAAGTTTTGACCAGCATTACAACACAAGAACCGTAGTCCGAGCTTTGCGCATGGGCATTCAACGCTTTGGAAAATTCGAATCAACCTACAACGATAACGGTTCTTCCGAAAAATCAGCATTGTCAGACAGAATTGTGCAAGCCTTGCAGAGTTACGGTGTTCGTTTTTTGGATGAAGCAGACCTTTACCACGCAGAAAACGGACGTTATATCGTTGAAGACACAGAAGGTTCTGTTGTTGATGTTGTTCAGACAAAACGCGAATGGGAACAAGCACACAGAAGAATTTTTGCACGTGTAAAAAACGCAAAAACAAAACCGATTGAACGTTTTTTCAACACGCTTGAACAAATTCTTCGTGATATGTGTTTGCCAGGTTACGTAAAAGAAATGGGAATGTCAGCCCCTGAAGAAGAGCAAGCAACCAAACGGCTTGCATGGCAAAAAAAGCACGGCTACATACTCACTTACGACGAATTCATACACAAAGTTCTTGACGCAGTAGAATTCTATGAAAACCGCAAACATTCAACACTTGGCTGCACGCCACGAGAACGCTTGCAAGAATATGCAAAAAACGGCTGGCTTCCAACATATATCAACAAATGTGACGAAGCCTATCTGTTTATGGAATCAAGTTTTGCAACCGTAAAAGGCGACCGTGTAGTTCTAAACGGCGTTGAATACGTAGGTCCAGAACTTACACAGCAAATGATTACAGAAAATCGTGGAACACTTGTTGCATACAACCGCAAAAAAGTAGAACTTCGCTACGACCCAGAAAACCTTGATATAGGAGTTTTTGCAATCGAGCCGGGAACAAACAATGCAATCGCTCTTCATCCAGTTCAAAAAATAGATATGCTGAACCATGAAGAAATGGTAAAGCAGCTTGAATGGAAAAAACGCAATATCCGTGCCGTGCAAAAAGCCTTTGAGGAAGCTACAAAAAACAAGAACGTGAAAGTTCTTTCTGATAAAACAAAGTTTGCCGAATTACGAAAATCAGAAGAACTTGCACAAAAAGCATTGGCTTACAACGAACCGTCAAGCGTAAAGCAAAAAATACCAGTTGTTGCAATAAAAACTGATGCAAAAGAAGCTCCTATTCGGCAGATTCCACAATCTGTTTTCAAAAAAGAAAACAGTTACGACACAATTCCGCAAACAGCAAAACATACAGACTGGGAACTTTCAGATCAGGAATTCATGCAGGGATTGGCAAGCCGCATATCATCAGAAAATGTTCTTCGCTCCCATACAAAAAACGTTTTTATGACAGACCGCGACCGCTACCAATATGTAATAACACGTTTCTACAATGGCGAAAAACTTACCCATGAAGAAACAGATTTCATGTTCCTTTATCAAGGAAAAATGACAATGCAGGAAGAATCCTATTGGGATTCATACATCAAAACAAATTTTAACAGAGGTTAATTATGATTACATTAAAAGACTATTTATCAAACAACAGACTTTCCATGAACGAAGCAGCCAGAGTAATCGGAGTAGACAAATCGCAAGTTGTAAAAGTTGCAATGCACACATATCCTCACTGGGAAGAAAAGGAAATGGAGTTTATCGAAAAGCTCCGAAACTCCGGCTACACAAACATTGTAGCACAAGGAATAAAAATAAATACTGATATATTAGTGCTTACTCCGTCAGTTTCAAACTTTCAGTCGCTTGCAGATGACCTTTCAGACCCAGATGGAACAATGTCTTCTTCAATCGGAATGGCAATTGGAACAGCAGAACGAGGAAAAACACATTGTTCAAAATGGTATGTTCAAAACAATCCACAATCCTCTTATGTGTTATTTGTAGACGGCTCAACAAAAGTGCAGTTGCTCCGCGACATTTGCGACGTTGTTGCACATACACGTCCATACAGCTTTGGGCACTGCATTGCCACATTGGAAGAAACTTGCCGCTATAACCGCCGTCTTGTAATAATCGATGAAGCCGACAAAATGTCAATCTCCCACTTGGAAATGCTGCGCGGAATAAACGAACGCTGTAACCTTCCATTGTTACTTGTTGGAGAGGAAGGCTTAAAAACAAAAACAGACAGAATCCCACGGTTGCGTTCACGAATCCGAAAACCAATCGTCCTGTTTGAATCAGCACACGCAGTTGATGTAGTCGCATACTATCAGTCAGCCGCAGGACTTGAACTTAACCGTGAAACCGCTGAACGCCTTGCAAAACACGCAGGCGGAGGATTCCGTTCAATCGTAAACGATTCAATTGCAATCAGCAAAATGAGCCGTGCCTCAGCAATCAACACAATAACAGAAAATATGCTGGAACAACTTTCCGCATAAAAACAAAAACTGCAATTTTTCAAATACATTGAGAAATTGCAGTAAAAAAAGTTTTATATTGATTTTATTTAAGGAAGAAAAAATGAAAGACAGAAGCACAAGAAATCGCCTTATCAGCTTGATTCATGCACAAAAAACAGTGGCACAGCTTACAGAAGACGAATATCGCCTTATAGTTTCAGAAGCAACAGATCATACAAGTTGCTCAGAATGTACAATAAAAGAACTTTTTTCCATATTTCGTGATTTGAATATAATCCTTTCAAAACAAGGAAAACAAAAATTTGTATTCTCAAAGCAAAAGACATTTCCAAACCTAAAAAATGCAATTCTTGCAAGAGCAAAAAGACTTTTGGGTTCAGAATACGAAATACGCCTAAACGGATATTTAGCTAGACTAAAAAGAACTTCACTTGATGACTGCAACAATAACGAATTGCGTCAAATTATGGGATTTTTAAGCACCCTTGAACGAAAAAATAATACAAAAACAGAAAACACAAGAGGCTAAAAATGAAAAATCTATTCACTTATGAAGAACTAAAACAGTCACCATTAACTCAAATACAAAAAAAAGAGTTGCTAAAAGAACTCAAACTCCGTGCAGATTTTGGTGCACAATACCTATACGACGTAAAAATCACAGCTGCGATGCTGCATTTAAGCTATGACGAAATGCAGACCTTAATTTATTCATATAAAATAGATGCAGTTGCAGTACGAGCCTCAATAAAAATCCCATGGTGGTCAATTTCAGAATACATAATAGATCCAGCAGATGATCTGGAAGAAGCTCTACGTAAATATGTTCAAAGTTTACCACATCGTAGAATTAAAAAATCCAATACAACACCACACGAAGAAGCTAAATTTTGCGTCTACGGCACTTCAAAAACACCAAAAAGGAAAGCGTAATAAAACTTTGTCTAAAATAGCGTCAAAGTTTTTATTCATAAATTCTCAATTTATTTTTTATGGGAGAAAAAAATGTCCAAAAATAGCATAATTCAGAACGGATTTATCGACGAAGAAGCAGCAATTTCATACCTAAATAATTACTACAAAGGCGTAGAACTTTTACCAAATATTCCAGAAGAATTAACAATAATAGATATGGCCGCTATCCTGAATGTATCAGTTCCAACAATAGAACGAATGATAATCGACAAACAATTAACACTAACAAAAAAATCAGTTTTGCACTATATCATGGAAAATATGCTCTGTAATCGCCCGATAAACCTGGATAAAAATACAACAACTATATAG